CCATGGCCCAGGGCGCAGGTTACAGCTCAAAGCAATGGCCGGACGAGATGGTTGCCGAGGTGATCAACGGCGCCTTCACCAAAGAATGCTTTGACGAGCAATATTTTGTGGACACCGACCATCCGGTTGCAGACAGCACTGTCAGCAATAAAGGGACTGCTGCTTTGTCTATTTCAACACTGGCGCTGGCCCAGGCATCCTATGGCGCCGGAAGAATAGCCATGATGAGCTTCACCGACAAGGAGGGCAGGCCGCTTGGTGTTATTCCCAACATACTGATGACTGGCCCTGCACTTGCGGATACAGCTCATGCCCTGCTGACAGTGGATCGCTTGGAAGACGGCAAGCCTAATCCGTACAAAGGCACGGCAGAGCTGGTGATTTTTCCGTGGATCACCTCCACCACTGCATGGTTTCTGCTTGATACCACCAAGCCTGTCAAACCATTTATTTTTCAGCAGCGCAAGGCTCCTGTGTTTGTCAGCCTGACCGACATCAACACAGATTCTGTTTTCAATAACAAGAAATTCAAGTTTGGCGCCGAGGCGCGCGGGGCGTCCGGTTATGGTTTCTGGCAGACCTGTTACGGTTCTACCGGACTCGGTTAACAGGCAGCTGTTTTCATCAGGGGGGCGGGATGTGTCTCTTCCCCCTTTTATATAACCATTGAGGGAATAAATGATAATTAAAATCAGCTGTAAAAAAGACGGCTTCTGGCGGGCCGGGCTGCAGCATTTCAAACAGCCAAAAGAATACGACACCGATGAACTGGGCGAAAAACGGATGGCACTTTTACTGGCTGAACCAAAGCTGACAATTGAAGAAGTGCATGTCGAACCTGCAGGCGAGAAAGAAGTTCCAGAATCTGAAGAAAAAAAAGTGGATCTTATTGCTGCTGAAGATGGCCTGTCTGCAAGGGAATCGCAGTTGCTGGAAACTGTTTGGCAGCTGGCTGATGTTCCGGAGGCACAGACCAAAGGCTCCGGGCCGACTGTCAAGGCAATGGAAGAAATCATGGGCGATGTAACGGTTGCCGAGCGTGACTGGGCCTATCAACGGTTTTGTGAGCAGTCATGAGCTACGCTGATCTTGCCGACCTGCAGCAATGGATTGACGAGGACAAGCTGATCCGCCTCACCGATGATGCTGGGCTGGATGCGGTCAACGAATCCATTGTCTCTACAGTGCTGGAAGCGGCCTCTGTGGAAATTGACGGCTATCTGGGCGCAAAATACAGTCTGCCTTTCGCCAGTCCGCCTGCAATCCTGACCAAGCTCAATGTGGACATTGCAGGACACCTGCTCCATATCAGGCGTGAAGGGCCAAATGAGTATTGGCAGAGCCAGTATGAGAATGCCATCACTTTTTTGAAGCTGGTCAACAAGGGGCTGGTCAGTCTGGGAGTCGGCGATCCGGAAGGCTCCAGCCAGAATGGAACGGTCAACATCACCAGCTCAACCAGGGTTTTCAACCGGACAAAAATGGAAGGGTTTTAACAGCTCATGAAGGCATTATTAACAGCCGTTAAAAAGGCATTGCAGGACGAGATTACCGGAGTGCGGACAGCGGATATTTTTATCACCCCGGATGAGGCCGTCATTTTATCCGGTGCCATGATCCCCTGCTACGGTATCAAAGACGGCTCTGTCAAGCGGATGGATCTGGCTGGAAATGTCCAGAACAAGAAAATGCAGGTGACAATAATCGCCTGGGCCGATCAGGGCAAGGATGACGCCCAGATCATGGGCGATAAAACCCAGGATGGCGTATTGGACATGACCCAGCAGGTGGAGGACATACTGCTGGACAATCTGCTGGCAATCACCGGCATGATCGGCGCGGAAGTGGTGTCGGAAACACCGTCCCGCCAGTTTATTAACGACAAGGGACGGTCTGTGCAGCAGAAGACCATCACCTTTGAATTTGAGAGGGAACTGTAATGGCACATCAACTGATCAAGGGCCAGCCAGGCTTTGAAGTGGTTACCGGCGAGATGAAGGGCCACAAGTTTGAGCCCGGTAAAAAATATAAAAAGATACCTGACAAATACAGAAATCGTTTTGTGCAGGTAAAGGTTGTGCAGGCTGTACCGGTACAAATACCTGTACCGGAAAAAGCCAAAGGAGATAAGTCATGAGATCAAACAGGGCAAAACACAATCTGCTGGCGGTTTCTGCCAATAATGCGGAAGCGGCAATCAATACCGCTGCCACCATTGATACGGCCATGCTGGTGGAAATAGGCGATATCATCAATCTGGATCAGCGCCGGGAAACCAATGCAGATGAGGCCACCGGCTACGAAGAGGCGGACACCATTTATGATAACGGCAACACCTCCAGCGGATCGCTTAATTTCAACAAGGCCCAGCCGCAGCATTTTGCTTTTCTGATGGCCTTTGGTCTGGGATCTGTGGCAACAGCTGCAGCCGGAGCCGGGTATCAGCACACCATTACCCCCATTGCCGACGATCTGGACACGGAACGGTCAAATCCGAGTTTTTCCGCCATCCAGAAGCTGGGTGATACGATCGCCAAACGGCGGTTCTATTCCATGTTTGTGGACAGTTTTACCTGCACCTTTGCCAAGGATGACTGGCTGAAATGTACCGGCAGTCTGAAGGGCACCGGTAAATATGACACCACTATCACCGAGGAAACAGTTGCAGCCGCCAAAAACGCCACCACACTGACACTGGCTGCCAATGCCGTGCACGGTGCGACGGCAGCCGCAAGGCTTGATTCGATTCATCAGGTGCGCTGCGAGCTGGACACAGGAGAATGGACAGAAGTGGAATGCACAGCGGCCAGTGCTGCCACCCCGGCAATTTTGACTATTGTTGCCCCAGGGGCCACCGCTGATGTAGTCGACTACAAAATCGTTTACTCACCGACCGAAGCAGCCTGGGCAACATTTCCTGCTCGGGTAACGGAATCGCCTTTGCGGATTTCCTGTATGACGCTTACCCTGGGCGGCACATGGGACGGCTCTGCCTTTGTTGGCGGCCAGACAGTGACAGCGGCTCTGAACAGTCTGGAATACAGTTTGAGCAATAATCTGGAAGTTGAGTTCGTGCCTGGCGCCTGCAGTGCCGGGGCCTACGCAGGCAGCTGCAGTCGTCCGCAAAGGATGCAGACAGTCAAGCTCAACAGACGCCTGCAGGAGTTTGTTCTGCAGAACTACATGATCCAGAACGAGTATTTCGGGCTGCATGTACTGGCCGAGGGGGCAGAGTTTGACACAGGACACAACTACACCGTGGAACTGATCTTCCCCAGACTCGGAGTGTTGACAGCTCCCCTTTCCGTTGACGGAAAAAGGATGGCGGAAGCCGGTGATCTGCAAGTGTTACAGGACGCAACCTATGGATCAGTGATTGCCAGAGTCAAAAATCTGGTGGCAACATACGCAGTATAAAACAGGGCAAAACAGTAAATATTTATCCAACTTCAATCAAAAAACAGAGGGCAGACATGGCAAGGCGCGAAAGCAGCGACAAAAATATTCTGGATCTTCACGATAATCTGTCAAACACGGATATCAGATTTTATTACAGAACACCGACCACCACTGAGCGCAATGGATACAATAATTTTTCGATCCAGCGAAAGCGCAACACGATCAAAGTGAATGCTGTCAATGCCAGACTTAAATACGGGCTGCAGATTATTACCGGCATCAGAGAAGGAGATTTTGAACGCAAGGTTGGCGAATCCTATGTACCTGTTGCCAGTGATCCTGCCTCTAAAAATTACCATGAAGACTGGAAGGGATGGCTGGAGCTGCATGCCGCCGATCTGGTGATGCTGCTTGCAGGGTTTGTATTTGATGCCTCGGTGGAAATCGACAGAAACACTGATGACGATGAATCGGAGGAAGAGGATGAGGATGCAGAGGGAAACTCACAGAGGACCTCGACGCCCTCAAGCGAGGTCTCTGCAGCATAGAGGAAGAAGAAAAATGTCTGGCTGATTTCGGCGGGAACCTGTCATGGGCCTGCCGGAACTGCCCGAAAACAAGATATGAAGATCTTCATCAGTACACCCGGAAAATAATGAAGAACCTTGATTTACAGGAAGCAGGCTATCCTTTGCAGGCAGATGATCTGACGCTTGAGGAATGGCTTGATCTCTGGCGGGTGAAACAGGTTGTTAAGCCTTCTGTAATGTGTCCTTTAATGCGTAATAAAAAGAACCGGCAATCATGAATACAGCCTCTCTCAATATAGCCATAGAAGTCGACGACAAGGGATCCATAAAAATCCGCAAGATCGGTTCTGAAGCTGAAAAGTCCGGGAGGAAAGGTGCGCGTGGCTTTGACAAGATGCGGCAAAGTCTGGCGGATCTTGACCAGTCTTCCAAGCTTACCCTGGGAAATCTTAAAGAGATATCACTGGCAACCACTGCCATGGCTGCGGCAACCGCTGCAGCCATCACCGCTTTAATCGTCAAATCCATTAATGCTGCCTCTGATCTGGCGGAAGTCACTTCCAAGTTTGGAGTGGTATTTGATGGCCAGATGGGTCGGGCTGAATCATGGAGCAAGGAACTGGTAGATGGGTATGCCATGTCTACAAGGGAGGCAAAATTTTACTTGTCTTCCGTACAGGACTTGCTGGTGCCCATGGGCATGGCAGCAGATCAGGCTGGCAATATGTCCAATCAGGTTGTCCGGCTGTCTGCAGATCTTGGTTCCTTCAATAATCTGCCCACAGCCCAGGTAATGGATGATATCCAGTCAGCCCTTGTCGGCAATTACGAGACCATGAAGAAGTACGGCGTGGTTATCAATGCCGCCAATGTTGAGGCAAATGCCTTGCGCATGGGACTGGCCGGGACAAAAGACGAACTGACTGCATCGCATAAGGCCCAGGCAGCCTATCAGTTGATGGTGGAAGGATCTGCTGCTGCCATTGGCGATATGGCAAGAACCATGGACGGCTATGCCAACCAGACCAAACGCTATCATGCCATTATTGAGGATCTGACCGCAGGATTGGGCGAAAGGCTGCTGCCGGTTGCCGCTGATGTGTTAAGCCAGCTCAATGATTCCTTGTCAGGTGGAAAGGATGGGGTTGACGGCCTCTCAGAAGCCATTTCCGTCCAATTATTGACCGCCCTGCAATGGGCGCTTGAAGCAGTACGATTTTTCCATAACGGCTGGCTGGGCATTAAATTGGTTGGTACGGCTGCTGTCGATTTGATTGCCCAGAGTCTGGTGGGTTTGTTTGAAATGATGCGCAATCTGGCAGCGCCTCTGGATCTCATTTATCAGGGAATGGTCAAGATCGGGGCCGTGGATGTCAATCCTTTTGATCAGGTAAAAGAATCGCTGCAGAATTTTGCATGGTCAAGTCGTGATGTGACCAATCAGGTATTGGCAGATATTGAGAAAAAGAATGCTGCCTATGACACCATTAAGGGCAAGATTGATGGATACATCGCAAAAGTCAAAAGTGCAGGAGATGAGGAAATAACAGCTGCCGGAGCGGCTGAAAATCTTGGAGATGCAAGCGCCAAGGCGGCTGCTGGAGTTCAGGATCTGGGCAATAATCTTGAATTCACCAAGGCACAATTACAGCAGTTTGCTGCAGATGGAAAGGACCTTGGCGATGATATGTGGCTGAAGTTTGCCCAGGGCAAAGAAGAAGCAGACCAGCGGGCAGTTGATTCTGAAAACCAGAAAATACTGGATATTATTTCCGCGGAAGAGACCCTTGCAGACGAACTGGCCCAAATGACCATGAGCAGTTCAGCCTATCAACTGCAGCAGCTCGACGAACAATACGCAAAATATGCCGAGTTTGTTGAAGACAAGGCCCTGCTTGATGACTGGTACAAAGAAAAGAAAATTGAAATTCTGGCAGAGGAATTTGAGATAACCCGTGATCTGACCCAGCGCATGCAGGACATGCAGACGCAAATGGTCAATGCCACAGTCAATGCCTGGGTGCGCGGTGAAGATACAAAAGTAGCAGTCAGCCGGGTTGCCGCCAATATGCTGGCGGAAATGGGTTCGGATTACCTGAACAAGGCAATCCCCTTGCTTCTTGAAGGACTGGGAACAATGGCAGGGGCGCATATTGGTTCAAACGTCTCCAAGGCACAGTCCGGCGGAAAAGACTGGAAAGAGATGTTATTGCAGGGCGGTTTGTATCTTGGTGGCGCGGCTGCTGCCATCATTGCCGGTCGGGAACTTGGGAAAAATGCCTTTGCCAGCGGTGGTTGGCTTTCCTCGCATCCATGGGGTGGGCCGATCAAGGATGGAGGTGGTTATAAGGATGATGTCTTTCTCGGAACTTCACACAATGGTGCTGTTTCCAATTACGGCATGCGGGATGAATACGTGATCAATCCTTATTCCACAGCCAAATATTTTCATCTGATTGAGGCGATCAATCAAGATCGTCTGTATGCCGACGGCGGGCCGGTAACGGATCCGTATGGATTGGCAGAACGCACCAACGGCACCGGCTTTGAAACATTTGTTATGACCTGGGCAAAAACAAAGAACTATCAAAAAGCGATCGCCACAGCCATTGCCTATTATGCCGGAGCATTCAGCGGCGCAGTTGCCGGGAAGGAATTGGGGCCGAAATTGCTGCCATATAAAAATGGAGGCCAGGTGGCGGAAAGAGATTTTGGTTTTGGCGGTCTCACCGACTGGCTGGATCCTTTTGACATCAGCGACAAGGTAAAGCCTGGTTCAAGATGGGATCCGGGGCATCCTTTAGGCCCGTTGGGGCCGTTCTTTGATATTTCTGGCGAGATGGAAAAAATTCCGCTGGATTTCTCTGATATCTACACCTGGGCAGATCAGGTTCCGCCGTGGCTGGATGCAGGCATGATTTCCACCAGCGTGGAGACTTTGAATAAAATGCTGGTACCGTTTTTCACAGACATTGCCACTCCCGGCAAAAGTCCTGATTATTCCGGGCATCTGAAACAGATGGTCACTGATGTGTTGTACGAGTCTGCCCAGACAGCGATTGAAAGAGCAATGGATCCACTGGATATCTTCCATAATGGCGGCATGTTCCCTGACGAAGGGTTGTTTCTCGGCCAGTCCGGCGAGGGGATGCTGAGCAGGCGCGGAGTAAGCGCGGTTGGAGGATCTGCAGGTGTTGAGCGTGCAAACAGTGGTCTGCCTCCAATTTCCAGCGAGCTGGAAGAAAAGCTCGATGAGCTGATCATGATTGGCCTGCATCAGGCAGACCAGCTGGAGACAATCAGCAAAAAACATAAGAAATGGGATGCATTAGGCATGCCGACCAGGGCGGTGTGAGATGGATATCATTAAACCTCTTACTGTCACGGACGCCATGCTGACATCCTCCACTATCACCGAGGATGACTACGCCGCGTATGTTCCGGCCACGACTTACGTCACCGATGATTATGTGGTGGTTGCTGACAGCGGCATACACAAGATTTACAAGTCAGGCCGGGACGCAAACACCGGCAATTACCCGCCGGACAATATATATGACGGGACAGCATCCCCTGTGACTGGCTGGTGGATAGAGGTATCAGCAACCAACCGCTGGCGGATGTTTGATCGTAAAACCAAGTCGGTGTCATCCGATAGCGGTCAAGTCATCGTTGCACTGACGCCAGGTGTTTTATGCAATGCCGTTGCCCTGATGAATGTCGAGGCGGCTGTTGTCAACATCACGGTAACAGAGCCGACCGAGGGGGAAATCTATAATGAAGATATCTCCCTTGTCGATAACTCGGAGATATACGATATCTACACCTGGTGTTTTACAGACCTCAGTCGCAAGCCGATAGCGGTGGTGACCAATTTATCCGCCTACCCTGCATCGACTATCACGATCAGTGCAGCAGATACAGGCAACACCGTGGAGATCGGTGAGCTTATCATCGGCACTGTAAAATACGTCGGCCAGCTGCTGTACGGCTACTCGGTGGGTATCAGTGATTATTCGGTCAAGGAAACAGATCCTGACACGGGCAGTGTCTCTGTGACAGTCGGTCAGTATTCCGACACCGGCAAATTCAAGGTAAGGATCCCAAAACCCATGGTATCCTACATCAAGAGGCTGCTGGCCTCACTGCGGGCAACACCTCTTGTTTTTATCGGCTGCGAGGAGGAGGGGTTTCAGGAGACAATTATCTACGGGTTGCCTGCCGAGTTTAATGCCTCTATCCCAAACATAAAACAGGCATATCACACTATCGAAATTGAGGAGTTTATCTGATGACAATAATGTCAAGCTACACCGGGCAAGTGCCATCAAGGGCTTTGTCACAAAATGATTTTAATACGGCGATGACGTACCTGCTGACATATCTAAAGACTTTCCCGTCAGAGGCCAATGCTTTGACGTCTCAGCTGTTGGCACTGCTCGATGCACAGGTTTATAATTCCGGCACAACATACAATCCAAGCGGATACACCGTGCCGGACTGTGTGTATGGCTCGGACGGCATAACCTATGTCTGCATAGGCACCGATGTTATTGGAGATAATCCGGTCGGCAGCAGTTCTGGAGACTGGGTGTCTTTGTTGTTGCGGCACAGTGATGTTCTACTGACTGTGCCGTCTGGCGCCGTTTTGACCGGAGGAATTATAGGCGGATCGGTTGCCCAGAATGCGACCGATCCGAACAAGGATCTTGACATCGGGGCAGTTTCCTGCTGGTCGGATGATGCCGACCCTCTGGACCGGGTTGAAATTAGACTGGCGGCAAAAACTATTCAGCTCGATGTTGCGCTTGAATCTGGCACCGGGGCGTTATCATCCAGCCTTAGCCCCGCGGCGAACACAGGATACCACATTTTTGCGCTGTCAAGTGCAGATGGGGAATCACAAACTATCGGTTTCGACACAAGTTCGAGCGCAGCAAATTTGCTGGCAGATCATCCGACATATACAAAAAAACGTTGGATGATGTGGTGGCGTACTGACGCATCCGTTAATTTTATTGTAGGCCTTTTCAATGGCGTGGATACGTTCACTTACGGGCCTGCATCGAAAGCTATAGTCGCCAACCCATACACGATGACAACTTCGTTCGTTGAGCAGGATTTTTCCGGTTGGGTGCCGGATGAATTTTGCATTGAAATTATGCCGGGAGCAAGTTCGGACGATAACTCTAATAGCCAGGGGATGATAGTATCTGGAGACGGCGCAAATACGCATCATTCTTTCAACGCTGAAGTGAGTAGCGTAGCTGGAGATACACATCATAGCCCATGGGAAAGCATAAACAACACTTCTACTAAGATGACCCCACTATCTTCAGGTTCAACAAGCCTCTGGTTCAGGACACATTCCGTAAGCACAATGGTTATTTTAAAAATTCATGCTTTCCGTTTTGTGAGGTAGAGTAAATGCAAAAAATAAAGGTAAAATATTCAGGTAATGCAGTCCTTTCTATGCAATTTCGCAAGCCAAATATTTCGGTGGCGGACGATGAATTTCTGCATCCGATATACCTCGGTACTCCCGATATTGGCGTTGATATTTCCAAGCCTTATATCTACTCAGTTGTCGCAAAAGCTCTGGTGTTGCGAGAGCAGACCGAGATAGACACAGAGGAGGATGGCAGGAGGATTGCCGCTGTTAGGGCGGCAAAACTCCGAGAGCTATCCGCGGAATACCAGCGGCGTCAGGATTACCTGTTCGGCGCCGACATCGGCGGTAAAATTTTCAAACTCGGCCTGGCTCTATCTATCAAACACAAGCAGGATAAAGGAAAAGAACCAAAGCAACCGACCGATTCAGCCTTGCTTGATGCATTCGAAATACAGTTTGACTCTGCCAGAGACATATACGAGGCCATGCAGCTTTCCGAAATCTGGATCAATGATAAAACCAGATCTCTGCCAGAGCTGCAGGGCTATGATGTGACGAGTGGTCCAAGTTGGCCTAAAGATATTTGATGAAAGACAGCACTGAAAAAAAATAACAAGAGGACATCGCAATGGATGAACATACAGAAGTGTTACATAAAAACGATGGGCAAATTAAAAAGCATTAATCAGGCTTTAAAACAGCATTAAAACCTCGTTATTTACAGTTCCATACCTCGCGTTAAATTGTTCCATACCTTACGCGCGGCTACACTTCTGCCGGAAAGAAAAGAAAAATTAAAGCAGAGAATAAAGACATTAAAAGATATAAAAAACACTGCATAAAATTTTGTAAACCTTTTTTGTTTGAAGCTCATCGTCACCAACTAAA